GACATGGGAAACCCTCAAGGGAATGGTTGGTCTAATGAAGACTGATTATGAACTTGAGGATTTGTCATATGAGGAGTTAGTAAAAACCCCCATAGAGGGACACGAACATTCATACTAACTGTAAGATTAATATTGACATACTACATATTACACGTTATAATTGACTTGAAGGTTAATTCAACTTATGGCTAAAGGATTCACGGTTAAAGCAAAAGCACCCACGAAGAAAGCAGAAGAGTGGGACTATCAAGCAATCAAAGAAAGGATGAGAGGTAAGACCATTGTTTTCTGTCTACCTGGACGTGGATGTTCATTTACCTTTCTAAAGAACTTTGTACAACTGTGCTTTGATATGGTACAGAATGGAATGAGTATTCAGATTAGTCAAGACTACTCATCAATGGTTAATTTTGCCCGTTGTAAGGTTTTAGGTGCAAATGTATTGCGCGGTCCTAAGCAGATTCCTTGGGATGGTAAATTAGAATATGATTATCAGTTATGGATCGATAGTGATATTGTTTTTGACACTAATAAGTTTTGGCAACTATGTGACATGGCAATCAGTGAAGAAGGAGAAGAGAAAGAGATTGTAAGTGGTTGGTATGCAACTGAGGATGGTCACACAACTTCTGTCGCACACTGGTTAGAGGAGGATGACTTCCGTAAGAATGGTGGAGTGATGAATCATGAAACTGTTGATTCAATTGGTAAGCGTAAGAAACCATTCACTGTAGACTACACAGGTTTTGGATGGGTATTGATCAAGAAGGGAGTATTTGAGAATCTAGAGTATCCATGGTTTGCACCTAAGATGCAAGTCTTTGAGTCTGGTAGTGTTCAAGACATGTGTGGTGAGGATGTCTCATTCTGTTTAGATGCCAAAGAGGAAGGTATGGATATTTGGTGTGACCCTCGCATTCGCGTTGGTCATGAAAAGACTCGTGTAATTTAACTAGGAGATTATTATGGCAGTACGGAAATCATTATCAGGTACAGAGTTTGTGGAGTCACATCCGAAGAACACTCGTCAAGGGAATGGTAAGCATACAAAATACGCCGCGTCGTCTCGTAATGGGGCAAAGAAAAGATATCGCGGACAGGGTAAATAGTGTAGTTATATGAATACATCATGTCAGCACTTATATGTAATCTTCCATCTGTAGAAGTATGGGTTCGTAAAGAATATCTAACTGATCATCAAAGTGGTCATGGTGAATTTGTTAAAGGCGTCTGGGTATCGGCAAAGTCGATTCCTGGGCGCACTTTTTATTTTGAAACTTATTTACCTGAATACGCTGCAATGTACGATAAGTTACCTATCAGTGCATTTGTATCTGAACCTGAATTACCTGATCCTGATATGAGTTTACCTAATTTACAATTTTGGAATTGTATGGATTATGGTGTTGTATCAGTTACTAAGCAATTTATCGGTAGTATGGATTATGAATTATATACTCGTGACCATGGTATACAAAAAGGTACATATATTTGTACTTTAGACAACTATCATCAAGATCCTGAGGTCGTTGATTATGCAACAAGTGAAAATCCTGCTGAACATAAGTCACATAATTTAATTGAATTGAATAATGGACAGTATGCACTGTATCCAAACAATAGAATGCGGATTTTTGACAACAGTTTAACACCTGTTGAACCTAAAATGCCTGATTTTAAGGTATCAACTCAATATTATCAGGTTGAAAATGGTTTTGATCGACTTGGAATGGGTCGTGAAGACGAATATTTTTGGAAAACAGCAAAAGAACAAGAAAATTCATCAAAAAAGGAGAACAATGATGACCAATCATGATTTTTTAGACAATTTAGCAAACGATCAGCATCAAAAAATGCTTCGAGAGATTGCTAATGATGATCAAACTCCCAAAAAACGCGATTCTCGCAAAAATACTGAGATTTTTGAGACTGAAGAGGAGTATACTATTATTCCTTCTCAAACATTGAATGAATTTTAATTAAATGCCTTAATAAATAAGTTATAATCGCCGTATTTTTGTGCCTCTAGAAAGGGTAAGTCAAGGATTTAAGGATATTAGCATGTCATTTAAGGCAAATCCCTTAAATGATGACTTGATTGCACTTAAAAATGAAAATGCTATCTCCAGATCAATTCGTAATATTGTTTTTACAGTTCCTGGAGAAAAGTTTTTTCAAGAGGACTTTGGTTCTGATGTAAGTCAATCCTTATTTGAAAATATTGATGACATTTCTGCTTCAAACATAAGAGATCAAATCCAAAGATCAATTGTTAATTTTGAAGATAGAGTTAATTTAAGGGAAGTTAAAGTTCTTCCTGATTTTGATGGGAATGCATTTGATGTAATTATTAGATATGACATTGTTGGAGCTGACATCCCACCTCAAGAGTTACAATTCGTCTTGCAGTCAAATAGATAAAAATGCCACTCGCTAATTACACTAACTTAGATTTCGATCAAGTTAAGACAACACTTAAAGATTATCTTAAGTCAAATTCCAATTTTACGGATTATGACTTTGAAGGATCGAACCTTTCAACAATTCTTGATGTATTAGCATACAACACTTATATCTCCTCATACAACGCAAACATGGTTGCGAATGAGGTCTTCATTGATACTGCAACATTACGAGAAAATATTGTTGCTTTAGCAAGAAATATAGGGTATGTTCCTAGATCTAGGCAATCATCAAGAGCAACAGTTAGTTTTTTTGTAGATACAAGTAATATTTCACCTACCCCAGCAACAATTACCCTTCATAAAGGTATTGTAGCAACAACAACCGGCAGTTTTGGAAATCAATCTAAAACATTTTGTATTTTAGATGATATTTCAGTACCGGTATTCAATAATATAGCAAGTTTCAATGATATTTCAATTTATGAGGGAACTTTATTAAGTTCTAATTTTACATATAGCACTAGAATCCCTAATCAGAAGTTTATTTTACCAAATTCTGGTGTTGACACGTCCCTTATTTCGGTAACAGTAAAAAATAACGAAAATTCCTCTGCTTTAACAAAATACTCAAACCAAGATAGTTTATTTGATATTGGTGGAGAGTCAAAAGCATATTTTCTTCAAGAAATCTCTGATGAAAGATATGAGATTTTCTTTGGAGACAATATTTTTGGTAAAGCACTTGAAGAGGGCAATTACATTACTGCAAATTACATTGTATCAGATGGAGACTCTGGAAATGGTATTTCTTCCTTCCAGTTTTCAGGAAGATTAACGTATACAAGAAATGCACAGACATATACAGTTACATCGGGTATATCACTCCTAACAACCGGTTTAACGTCCTCTGGGGGCGATACAATCGAGTCTGTGGAGTCTATTCGTAGGTATGCCCCAAGAATCTATGCTGCTCAAAATAGAGCTTTAACAGCAGGTGATTATGAAACATTAATTCCATCTAAAATTTATCCTGAAACTGAATCAATTTCTGTATTTGGTGGAGAAGAGTTAATTCCTCCTCAATATGGAAAAGTTTTTATTAGTATTAAACCTAGAACAGGTGATTTTCTTCCTAATCTTATAAAGCAAAATATAAAAAGTAAATTAAAGAAATTTGCTGTTGCAGGGATTGTTCCTGAAATACTTGATTTAAAATATCTGTATATTGAAGTAGATTCAAAAGTATACTTTAATACCAATAAAGCACAATCACCCGCATTTGTTTCCTCAACAGTACAAACAAATACTAATAAGTATGCAGAATCAACTGAACTAAACAAATATGGTGCAAGGTTTAAATATAGTAAGTTTTTAAAAATTGTTGATGACAGTCATGAAGCAATAACATCGAATATCACTACTCTTCGTATGAGAAGAGATTTAAGAGTTGTTCTAAATGGTTTTGCTGAATATCAAATTGGATTTGGTAATAAGTTTCAAGTAAAAGATCCTGATGGATTTAACATCAAAACCTCTGCATTTAAAATTGATGGAATTTCCCAAGATGTATACCTAGGAGATTTACCAAGACCTAATAGAGAAACTGGAACTCTTTTCTTCTTTACTCTTCCTAATGTTGGATCACAATCACCATCAATAGTTAGAAGAAACGTTGGTTCGATTGATTATATAAATGGGGTTATTACAATTAATCCAGTAAATATTCAAGGTGGCATGGTAAAAGATGGGCAAACAATTATTGAGATCGAAGCAACTCCGAGTTCAAATGATGTTATTGGATTACAGGATCTTTATTTGCAACTAGATATAAGTAACAGTAATTTTGAAACTGTTGTGGATGAAATTTCTTCGGGATTAGATCCTGCAGGATCAAACTATATTGTAACTTCAAGTTATCCAAACGGTAATCTTGTAAGAGAAGGTGGTAGAGGATCTATTGTAAGAACCTCTACATCAACAACAACAAGTGCTAGACCGACTACAACAACCACAACAACATCTGTACCTTCAACTACCGTTAGTACCTCTGGATCATCAACAGGTGGATCTGGATCGGGCGGCGGAAGCGGTTACTAATCAAATAAGGATAAAATGTCAGAGAAAAGAATTAAAATCAATTCCATTGTTAAAAATCAAGTTCCTCAATATGTAAGAGAGGACTATCCTTTAGTAACCGAATTTTTAAAACAATATTATATCGCGCAAGAATATCAAGGAGCTCCTCTTGATTTACTTCAAAATATTGATAAGTACGTCAAAATAGATGAGACAACAAACTTATCAACGTCTGTTGGATTAAGTACAGTTCTTAATTCATTTGAAAATGTTATAAGTATTGATCTTTCTAAAGACCCTGCTGGAACTGATGGGTTTCCTGATTCCTACGGTCTTTTGAAGATTGATGATGAAATCATTACATACACTGGAAAAACAAGATCCTCATTTACAGGATGTGTAAGAGGTTTTAGTGGTATTACATCATATACATCTCCTTCAAATCCTGAGCAATTAGTTTTTGATACAAGTGTTGGTGTTGCACATACTTTTGGATCTAGAGTTGAAAATTTATCAAATTTATTTTTAAGAGAGTTTTTAACTAAAACAAAATCTCAAATTTTACCAGGACTCGAAGAACGTTCATTTAATGAAAGTTTGAATCAAAATGTTTTTCTTAAAAATTCAAAAGATTTTTATCTGAGTAAAGGAACTGATAGATCTTATGAAATATTATTCAAAGCACTTTACGCAGAAAATGTCAAAATTGTAAGACCTGGTGAATTTTTATTCACTCCTTCAAATGCTCAATATAATGTAACTAATGATTTGGTAGTAGAACCAATTAAAGGTGATCCAGTCAACCTTGAGTTGATGACTCTTTTTCAAGATGCATATGATGATCAAGAAAGAGCGTATGCCCCTATTTCTAATGTTGAAACAATAATCACTGGTACAGGTCAAACATTTTATAGATTAAGTGTAGATGCTGGATCTAATAAAGATATTCGAGTAGATGGATCAATATATGGAGCATTTGGGGTTCAACCAAAAACAAGACTGATTGGTAACGCTGGAATTGGTCTGACTGTACTTGATGTTGATTCAACTATCGGATTTGCAACTAGTGGAACATTATTTGTTACATTTAATGATACTTCAACAGGTATAGTTTCATATACCTCAAAATCAAACAATCAATTTTTTGATGTTGACGGAGTAAGTAAACCTATTCTTGATTCTACTATTGTAGGAGTGAATACATTTGCTTATGGAAGGTCAAAAACTAATTTTGATGAAACTATTGAAGTAAGAATAAGTAATGTAATTGCCGATTGCGAGCATCCAAATACGTATCATCAAGGGGTTGATGATACTATTTTAATCAAAACCTTAGGTATTGGTAATACTACATTTAAATATAGAAATTGGTATTACAACACTGCACCTTCATATGATATTGCATCTTTTACGTTAATAGATTCATCAGACAACACATATCGTCTGTATCTCAATAAGGATCATTATCTTAAAGTTGGTGATAGAATAACTTTAAGTGGAAATGTTTCGGGTGATAAACCATTATCTACGGTAACTAAAATTATTACAGAAAGATCTGTATTGGTAAAAGGGCAGGGAGAGTTAAATAGCACGGAAAATTTTATTGCTAAACGGTCTCTCTTAAAAGCAGAATCAAATAATTTTCCAGGTGCTGCGGTATATTCTGCAAACATACAAAATTTATATAAGAAAAAGTATGAAGATGATATTATTGTAGCGTCATCATCCATACCTTTTTATAATGCAAATTCTCTAAATGTAACATCTAGATCGGTCGAATTTTCTGGAACCTTTATTGGTGATGAATTTGAAATTATCCTTACTGGAGATCATGGTTTTTACACCGGAGACGCTTTATATTACACTCCAGAAATAGTAGAAGAAACATCTACTAACAGACAGACAGGAATAACAACTACTAAGTCAGTTCTTGGATCAACTTTATTTGATGGTAATGATGGTGGAGAGGGTTTATATTTTGTAGAAAGAGTTTCACCCAGAAAAATCAAACTGGCAAAAAGTAGAACTGAACTCTATAATCAAAATTATATTACACTTAACAGTTCTACTCCTGTTACAAATAACAAATTTGACTTATATGATTTTAGAAAAAGAACTTTAGAGACACAAAAACTTTATAGAAAAATATCAGAACCAATAGCAGCAGATAGTATAAGTGCGACTAGTCCAGGTTTTACTGGTATTTTAGTTAATGGTGTTGAAATTTTAAACTACAAATCAAAAGATGTAGTTAAGTATGGAGAAATTAAAAAAGTAGATGTATTAAATGGTGGTGATGGATATGATGTGATAAACCCTCCAGTCCTCAAAATTAATGATTCAGTGGGAGTTGGAGCAACTGGAACTATTTCTGTTTCTGGTGTTTTAGAAGAGATTAGATTGATAGATCCTGGATTTGACTATCAAGAAACTCCAAGAGTTACAATTACTGGTGGTAATGGTAAAGGTGCTGAGGCATCGGTCTCTCTTAAGAGTACTGAACATAAAATTTCATTTAAATCAGATCCTATAGCAGGTAGTGTTGGTTTAGGAACCACGGGAACTTTACCATCTTCTATTGGATTTGGGACATTCCATAAGTTTAAAACTGGAGAAAAAGTCCTTTATATTTCAGACAATCAAACAGTGGTTGGTGGACTCACAACTAATACTTCTTATTTCGTTTCTCAGGTTGGATTAACAACAATAAGATTGCATCCAACTCAAGCAGATGCAGTATCTGGCATCAATACGATTGTTTTATCTTCATATGGTTCTGGTATCCAATTCTTTAAATCTATTCAAAATAAGAAAATAATTGAATCCATAACGGTTATTTCTGGTGGAGAGGGATATCAAAATAATAGAAGGGCAATCTCTCCAGCAGGAATCAATACTGCATCTAATGTTTTCAATGTAATCAACCATGATTTTAATTCTGGTGAAATTATTAAATATACTTGCAATGGAACATCGCCAACTGGACTAACAACGAATACACAATATTATATCACAAAAATTAGTGATGATAGTTTTAAGTTGTCTAATGTAGGAGTAACTACTAATAAAGATAGTTTCTTTAAAACAAAAAGATACGTTGATATTTCTTCGGTAGGTGTAGGAACACATTTCTTTAATTATCCCGACATTGAAGTTTCTCTTATTGGAAGAGTTGGTTTATCATCAACTGGAAACACTAATTTTGAAGCAAAAATACAACCCATTTTTAGAGGTCAAATAACATCGGTTGACTTGACTGAAAATGGCGTTGGTTATGGTGCTTCCGAGATAATAAATTTTGAAAGACTTCCTAATATAACCTCTGGTGTAGGATCTGACGCACAATTGCGACCTATAATCAAAAATGGTTCAATAGAAGAGATTGTTGTTGAAAATAAAGGAACTGGATATTTTTCGATTCCAGATGTTTTAGTGAACGGTCAAGGGTTTGGTGCTGTGATCACTCCGGTATTAAAAACTGTTGGATCTGGATCTTCAGAAACAAAAGCAATTGATTATATCAAAGTAATTTCTGGTGGTACAGGTTATACACAAAATACAACAAGTGTATCAGTCGTATCAACAGGATCTGGAGCTCAATTCTTCCCTCTTATTCAAGAATGGAGAATTAATTTAGTTAATAGATTTTTTGAAACCGCAAAAGTAACATCTGACGATGGATTTATTGCAAGAGGTACAAATAATGCTTATGGACTACAATATGCTCACCTGTACGCTCCTAGACCCCTTAGAGAAAGTCTTAATCCTACTGACCAAGTTGGCAATGTTATATACAAAAAAAATGATATCGTTAAAGTTAATGGAATCGAGGTAGAGTCCAGTAATCACTCACCAATTATTGGATGGGCATATGATGGAAATCCAATCTATGGACCTTATGGATTTTCTGGTAAAAATGGTGGAGTTGTTACCCAGATGAAATCTGGTTATAACGAAGATTCACTCAGCAAATCTCAGAGACCTCCAGTCACTGTTTTTCCAAGAGGATACTTTGTTGAAGACTACACTTACAAAAAGATAGTTGACGAATCTGTACTTGACAAAAATAATGGAAGGTTCTGTGTAACCCCAGAATTTCCTAATGGTACATATGCATATTTTGCGACTATTGATGATTCTCTTGCTCAAGGTCAGGGTTCAGTTTTTTCTGGATATAAATTACCAACTTTCCCATATCTTGTAGGTGATTCATTTCACTCTAAGTTAGATCCTTTTAATTTAAATGCAGAATCAAATCAAGATGTGTACAAAATTGATGATTTTGATTATTGTAGAAATACTGAACCCTATAATTTGATAGATGGTGCTGTTTCATATCCATATGTCACAACACCTAATAATCTTAATCAAAAAGTTGAAGTTTTAGCAGTAACTCCAGGAAAAGTTGAAAAAATTGGTATTGAAACTGGTGGAGATGGATATAAAGTTGGTGATAAAATTAAGTTTAACAACAACAACACAAAAGGGATTGGTGCAATTGCTAAAGTTGCAACATTGAAAGGGAAACAAGTTGAAAGTGTGAGTGTTGCCACAAGCACAATTAATAATGTTGAGATTTATCCAGGATCTAAGGATCAGTATATTATTTCAGCAGATAACCCTCATAACTTTAAGAAATTTGACAATATCGTTATATCAGGATTATCAACAACATCCTCTAAAATTGCAGGATTTTATTCTGCAGGAATTTCTTCAAATAGGTTAACAATAGTTGGTGTTGGCACATTATCATCAGGAATTGGTTCAGTTGGAGTAACTGGTATTGTTACACATATTAGAGTTACTGGTAATTTAGATTATCCACAAATAAAAGAAAATGATATTCTAAAAGTCGGAACTGAGCAGGTAAAAGTATTAAACGTTGATATATTAAATTCAAGAATAAGAGTTCTTAGGGGTATCAATGGTGTAGTAGGTGCATCTCACACTATCACAAGTATTCTACTCGAAGATCCAAGAAGACTTACAGTATCTGCAGGATTTAATACAACATATGCTCCTAGATTAAATAAACAAAATTATTTTAATCCATCTGAGAGCGTAGGACTCGGAACAGCAGTTGGAGTTGGTATTGGGTCTACAATTGTATTTTCCAATCCTGGTGCTGGAATCACAAGAGTTGATATTCCAACTAAAGGAATTTACATTAAAGAGCATGGACTTAAGACTGGAGATCAATTAACATACTCTCCTGGAAATGGAAGCGGTATTGATGTTTTAAATAATGTTGGTTCAGCATCGACTCTTGTAGATGATCAAACCTTGTTTGTGGCTAAAATTTCAAATGATGTAATTGGAATTGCAACTGTTAAAGTTGGAATGGGAACTAACGGTTCTTTTGTTGGTATTGCATCAACTCATAGAAATACAAGCACGCTTTTCTTCACTGGATTTGGAACAGGTGTTTATCACAGTTTCAAAACTAATTTTTCAGTTATCACGGCAAAATTAGAAAGAAATCAAGTTACTGTACAAACCAAACAAGCACATGGTATTCAAGGTAGACATGAGGTTGATATTGATGTAAGTCCATCAATCTCCACTACTGTGACGCTGAAATATAATGATTTTAATAGAAGAGTAGTTGTAAATCCAAAAGATTTTGCTGCAGATGGTGTTAATACATCAACAAATACAATTACAATCAATAATCATGGTTATGAAACTGGCGAAAAAATTATTCATACTGCTTCGATTCCTGCGATAGGTCTTTCAAATAACGCAATTTATTACATAGTAAAAATTGATAACAACTCATTCAAACTTTCAAATACAGAATATGAATCCAAATTAGAAAAACCACAAACTGTTGGAATTGCCAGTACTTCATCAGGAACAATTAATCCAATCAATCCAAAAATTGATGTATATAAAGAATCTACAGTTGAATTTGATTTATCAGATTCTTCACTTTCTTATAAAAATCAAGGATTGAGTTATCCTGCATTTGAGTTAAATTTCTATCTTGATGAAGACCACAATACAATCTGGAATACAAGTTTTACAAAAAAAACATTTGAAGTTACAAGAAGTGGTAGAGTTGGAATTGATACTAATGCGAAGGTTTCTCTTGCAGTCAACTCAGATATTCCCGAGCAACTTTACTACTCTTTAGATGTTATTGAAGAGAATGATGTTCCAGAGGTAAAGAGTAGTATTATTGATGATAATACTGTTACTTCATATAATCAAATTAAAGTAAGTGAAAGTAATTTCAACGGAAGATTTGCTGTCTCTGTTGGTGCCACAAATTCCTTTAACTATTTTATTGCGAAAATTCCAGAAAAAGTATCATATGCGGGAACAACTTCCAAGTTAAATTATACAACTGATTGCACACATACTGATGGGGCTATTAATTCATTCTCAATTATTGATGGTGGAAGAAATTATTATTCTGTTCCTGGTATTTCAACAATAGTAGGAGTCGGTACAACTGATACTGGATCTGGAGCAATTATATCAGTTGAGAGTGAATCCATAGGGAAAATAAAAACAACTAAGATTCTTAACATTGGATTTGATTTTCCATCAGACCCAACACTAAAACCAAGCACAAACATACCTCAAGTTGTCACTATAGAGTCATTAAACTCTCTTGCATCCGTCGGTATTGTATCTGCGGGTAGGGGTTATACTGTCGCACCAAAACCAGTTGTCATAGATGCGGTTACTAAAAAACACATAAAAGACGCTGATCTTGTTTATAGTTTAGGTGATACAAACGTAAAGATACTTAATAATGCTAGAGGAATTAGTAATGTAAATCCGATCATTCGCCCCAGTCAAAATAGTAATGGAATTGGTATTGGAACTGTTGGATTCAATACTGTTACTCAAAATGTCACTGTTGGTCTTAATACTGGATTTAGCACTGGAGACACTTTCCCACTAAGAGTCGGAGATAAAGTTCTTGTTGAAGGTATTAGTATTGGTATTGGATCAACTGGACTTGGTTACAATTCCGAGGGTTTTGACTACAAATTATTTGAAATTACAGAGGTTGATGAAAACATTGGAGGAATTGGATCTGTAACTTACAGCATGTCAGGTAATCTTCCAAGTGGAATTTTATCACCAGGACTATATGATGCTCCCAACTCTGTTGGTGCAAGAATTATTCCAGAAAGATATTTCCCATCATTTACTTCTATTCTTAGGCAAAATGAATTCTTTAATGGTGAAATTGTAAAGAGTGATTCTGCAGAGGGTATAGTTAACTTCTGGGACAAAAAAACAAATACATTAAGAATTGAGTCAAAGCAAGTTTTTGTTGAAAATGAAGTTATTAGAGGATCTGCTTCAAGAACAGAAGGAATAGCATTATCTGTTAGATCATATGAGTCTTATCTCAAGATGGGTGCTATATCTAAAACTTTGAGGGGTCATCAAGACGACTCTGGATTCTTGAATACAAATATGCAGAGACTTCAAGATAGTGATTACTATCAAACATTTGCATATTCATTAAGTTCAAGAGTTCCTCTTGAAACTTGGAATGATGTTGTTTCATCTACAAATCACACACTCGGATATAAAAAGTTTGCTGATTATCAACTTGAGTCAGTTACTAGCGTAAGTGTTGGAATTTCTACTGATCAAACTGTGATTGATCAAGTTATTGATGCAGTTGGTTTTGCAGATTTAAATTGTGTATATGATTTTGATGTAGTAAGTGAAAACTTCTTAAATGTTGGAGATAAAGTATTATCTACAGAAATTAGATTTACTAGTAGAATCCTTCAAGATTTCCTTGAATCTGTTGGAAATAGAGTTCTTTTAATTGACGATTTAAGTTCTCAATTTAATAGTGATCCTAGACCAACTGCCTTTAGTATAGTTAACACTTTTGCTCTTGCATCAAGAAGAGCAATGAAGTATATCACATATGTTAGAGACAGTAGATTTACTGCACAAAGACAGTTAATGATTGTTGATCTTATTCATGATGGTTCCCGTGGTTACATTAACCAATATGGAAGAGTTGAAAGCACTTATGATCAAGGATCATTTGACTTCACCGTTTCTGGAACGGATGGACAATTGCAATTCTTCCCAACAAAGTTTAAGGTTAATGATTATCAAATTGCTGCTATTTCATATAATCTAGATGATAATCTACTGAGCACTGGAACCACTGCAGTTGGACCGTCTATCATCGAAACAGATAGTGTAACAATTGGTTCTGGAATTGGAGCAACAACGATCGTTAGTATTGCTAACACCCATAATTCTGTTAAGGTATTAGTTGAAATTACACCTGATATTAGCACTAATGAATTTGAATATAATAATTTAAATATTGTCCATAATGGAACTGATATAGAGTTACTTGAATATGGTCAATTGACCACGACAGGTAGTAATGATGATGCTGATGTTGGTCTTGGAACTTATAGTGCTACATTCAATGGTTCAAATCTTGACGTTATATTCCATCCCAACTCTGGTGTTGGAATAGGAACAACTGGTGTAGTCAATACCATTCAAGTTGGTTTAGCAACCGCAGGTATTACTGGTATTGGAACTCATAATATGAAACATGCCAGAATTGAGTCTAGAACAACCAGTATCTCCTCCTCAGGGACTCCTGGTATCCATACTGTTGCTTCTTATCCAGATACTTACGATGTAGCATACTTTGTTGCTCAAGTTGCAGATACATCAAATAATCAGTATATGATGACTGAAATCATCGCAGTTGATGATTTTACCGATGACGGGACTACTCCAGAAACCTATGATACTGAATTTGGAGAAGTTGGAACTTCTGTTGGTCTTGGAACATTTGGCACAAGAGTTTCTGCTACTGGAACAACTGAATTAACATTCACACCCGCAGCTAGTATAAACACTGTTGTGAACGTCTATATGAATGCATTGAGGCATCAAGATGATGGCAAAGATGAAATTGATTTTAATAATGCTGTTATTGAATCGGGATTTGCGACATATGAAGGAACTGAAAGAGACATTAAGAGAGCGTTTGAATTAACGCACGAATCCACTCCAATTTTTGAAAGGTCATTTGAGGGAAATGATTCAAGTATTATTGACTTGACCACAAATACTATTACTCTTCCAAATCACTTCTTTGTCACGGGTGAAAAGATTGAATATAATCACGCTGGTGCTGGATCAACCATGGCAATTGGTATTTCTAGCACTTCATTCGTTGGTATTGGAACTACAACTTCACTCCCAGGCGATTTGTTTGTAGTCAAGGTAACTGATGATAAAATTAAAATTGCATCTAGTGCTGAAAATGCATTAAAACCAGTTCCTGAAGCAATTAACTTGACAAGTGTAGGAATAGGAACATCGCATAGATTTGTTGCTACAAATAAAAATGCCAAAGGGTTAATTGCAATTGACAATATAATTCAATCTCCTATCGTTTCTACTGCAGTTACTACGACACTTGCTGTTAAATTAACAACCACTGATGATAGTCTTAGGTTGACAGGAATTACTTCAATTTCTGGTAGTGATTTAATTAAAATTGGCAATGAAATTATAAGAGTTGATGGTGTTGGTATTGGACAAACAAATAACTTAATTGTAAGAAGAGGATGGTTAGGAACAGGTGTTGGTGCTGCAGTTACGGGAGCTTTAGTAACAAAAGTCATCGGTAATTATAACATTGTAAATAATGTATTAAATTTTGTAGATGCTCCATTTGGTAATAAACCATTGGGTGCTGATACTAATCCACCAGACGAAAGAGATTGGACCGGCATAACAACCAGTTCTAGTTTCCAAGGAAGAATATTCCTTAGAAGCGGTGTTGTGAATGACTCAAATGATGCATATCACGAAAATTATGTTTTTGATGATTTATCTCAAGAATTTAACGGATCTAAAAAAGAGTTTACTCTTAAATCTAATGGTTCTAATGTTACTGGAATTGCAACTGAAAATGCTATCATTCTTGTAAATGATACCTTCCAAACTCCTGGTGGAATAACAGGTGTAATTGCTCCTGCGGATCAACTCGAACAATACACACTATCAGAAAATGCAGGAATTACCTCAATTTCATTTGTAGGATCTGCAGTCTCAACTACAGCGGATGTAAGAACTTCTAACGTTCCTGTTGGGGGAATAATTGTTTCAGTTTCTTCTACTGAAGGATTTGGTTATCAACCTCTTGTTGCTGCTGGTGCAACTGCCACAGTTTCTGTTGCCGGAACAATTCAATCAATAAGTATTGGAAATAGTGGTTCAGGATATAGGGCAGGAATTCAAACCACTGTAAATGTAGGAGTTGCTACTACCTCTCTCAGTGGATTTAATAAATTTAATATTGGAACCGCCACGATAAGTGGTGGAAATATCGTAAGTATTGCAATTACAAATCCAGGAACTGGTTATACATCAACTAATCCACCTCTGGTGATTATTGATGATCCACTAAGTTACAGCAACATTCCATTAATTTATAGTTCAAGTTCTGCTGGTGTAGGAACTGGTGGTAAAATTGATATAGTAGTTGGTCAAGGATCAAGTGTAATTGATTTTACAATCAAAAATACAGGGTATGGTTATGGTAATAATCAATCACTAACTGTTGCTATTGGTGGCACAATTGGTATTCCCACTGATACAAGTAAAACATTCAATGAATTTAAGATTGATATTGCAGAGATAGTAAGTGATGAATTTACTGGATGGTCAGTTGGTGAGTTACAGGTCATTGATAATATTGAAAAATTCATCAATGGAAGTAGAACTAACTTCCCAATTGAAGTTGATGGAGTCGTTACTTCAATTGTTGCAGGTAAAGGATCCAAAGTAAATGTTCAAGATGTAATTATCGTCTTTGTAAATAATATTCTTCAGGTTCCCGGTAAAGGTTACATATTTGAAGGTGGTTCTCAAATTGAGTTTACAGAAGCTCCTAAGATCGGTGACACTGTTGAAATTATTTTCTACAAAGGAACCGGTTCTCAAGACGTTGTGTTGAGAGAGATTATTGAAACTGTTAAAGAGGGTGATACACTTCAAATTCAAAATAATGATATATTTACGAATGAAGAAGTAAGATCTGTTAATTTTGTATCTGGAACTGATGTTGCAGAAACAAATCCTTATCGTGGTCCTGGTAACGTTCAAAATACTGCTTTACTTAGACCTGTTGTTTGGTGTAGACAAATTGAGGACAAAATTATCAACGAAAAAGAAGTTGGTAAAAATAGGGAACTCTATGAACCAGTAGTTAACCCAACGGCACATATCATTAAAACAGTTGGAGTTGGTGCTACTCAAATTTTCGTTGATACACTTAGACCTCTATTTAATATTCGCAATGAAATTACTGATAAGGTAAATCTGACTTTCCAAAATAAAGTTAAATTTATTCCACAAGATGACAAAGTTTCTGCTGCTGGAACTGCGATTGTTTCAACTGCAGGAACAATTACCTCTGTTGCTATTTCCACTGGTGGTGTTGGATACTCAGATGCATTAGTAAGTTTTGGTAGCACAAATGGAGTTGGCATAGGAACTACAACAACTGCTCTTGGTACAGTTACAATTGGTGCGGCAGGCACTATTACAGGTGTTGCGATCACTAATCCTGGTCTTGGTTATACTCAAACTAATCCACCTCTTGTTCTGTTTAGTCCTCCTACAAGAGGGGTAGAGGAAAATGAAGTTAATTCTTATAATGGCGACAATGGAGTAATTGTTGGATTTGGTACTACCTCTGTAGGAATTGGAACAACTCAGTTCATCTTTGATTTACACATTCCACTTGATTCTTTCCTAAGAAATGTTGGATATAATACTGATATTGTTGCAACAGCAGTGACTGCAAGTTCACTAAGTTCTGGCGATTACTTCATGGTATTTAATTCAAATGTAGGATCTTCTTCAACATCTATTACTTCACTCGATACCTCTGGTAATACAGTGGGGATTGGAACTTCTAATATTGATAATATATACTTTGTTCAAAGTGCTGAAACTGTATATCGACCAACGGGAGTTAACTCTGAGGGAGTGGGAATTGGTACATCTCACATTACTAGAGTCTTTGTTAATGTTAATAATAACTTCCCATATGGTTCGGGCATTCAAACGTCTAATTCATTCGGTGAATTTAGTTGGGGAAGAATTGATCTTAAGTCAAGGTCTAAAGTGACTTCCTATAATGCGTTTACTACTGGTGGTATTGGTGGTATATCTACCTCTACATTCGTTCAAAGGTCCAAATCACTAAGATTTAAAGATTATGATATTTGAACTAATAAATAAAGAAAAAAACTGTGTGTAATGGCTGCAATTATAACTGATCAAATTAGAATATTAAATGCAAAGAATTTTGTTGCAGGTGTAACTACCTCTACCAATGCATATTATTCTTTCATTGGATTAACGAACGCAACTGATTACAGTTCAACATGGGATCAAGATCCTCCTTCACCAAAAGATAGTTTTGATGAGGAGAATCAGTATTGGGATTCAATGGTTGCTCTAAAGAAGATAAACTCATCTGATGTAAGACAGGTTGTTTCAAAAATAAACTGGTCTTCAGGAACAACCTATGACATGTATCGTCACGATTATAGTAGAACAAAAACTGCTGCTGTAAGCGGTGCCACTAATTTGTATGCTGCATCATATTTTGTAATTAATAGTGATTTTAGAGTTTATATCTGCATACAAAATGGTACTACTCCTGATACACCAAATGGAGCACCATCTCTTGATGAACCAACACATATTGATTTAGAACCAAGAGCGGCAGGAACAAGTGGGGATGGTTATCTTTGGAAATATCTTTATTCTATCAAACCAAGTGATATTGTAAAATTTGAAGCAACTGCTTTTATGCCGGTTCCTTTAAATTGGGAAACAACCACTGAAAACGCACTTGTAAGGGATAATGCAGTTGATGGATCAATCAAAGTGGCTACCATTACTGATAGGGGAGCAGGTGTTGGACCTGCTGGTGCTACTCGATATGCTAACGTTCCAATAAAAGGTGATGGAACTGGTGCAGAATGTACTATTGTTACCACCAATGATCAAAGAGTTGACTCAATAACAATAACCAACCAAGGTTCTGGATATACCTTTGGTAATGTGGATTTAGCAGCAGGAAACGTTCCGAGTGGAACAACAAGACCTACTTTTGATGTAATTATTTCTCCTCAGGGAGGACATGGTAAGGATATCTATAGAGAATTGGGAGCAACTAATGTTCTTCTTTATTCTAGAATTGAAAATGATAATGAAAACCCTGATTTTATTACTGGAAATCAAATTGCAAGAGTTGGTCTTGTAGAAAATCCAAAAACTACTTCAAACACTTTACTATCTGCTGATAAAGCAAGTGCCGTTGGTGCTTTGAGATTGGCAGGAGCAGGATATAGTTCTGCTGCTTTTTCTGCCGATTCTTATTTTACTCAAACTGTATCTACAGGGACAACTGCTCAAGGAAGAGTAATTAGTTATAACCAAACAACGGGTGTTTTGAAGTATTGGCAAGATAGAACAGTTGCTGGATTTAATACAGTTGGAACTGCTCAAACTACACCAACTTATGGATTTGATTTAACAGAGTTTACTTCTGCTCCTGCCACAGGTGGTAGTTTGACAATCACTCCAACAACAGGTGTTGATTTACAAATTGACTCAAACTTTAGTGGTATCCAAACCACAATAAATAGTAGGACATATAATCTTGGTCTTACTTTTACGGATGGTATTGCACCTGCAGAAGTGAAAAAATATGCAGGAAACATTGTTTATGTTGATAATAGACCATCCATAACAAGGTCATCTAACCAAAAAGAAGATATCAAAATTGTTTTGCAGTTCTAAAGAATTATGCCACAGCAGACGAACCTCAACGTAGCACCATATTTTGATGACTTTGATCCATCTAATGATTACCATAAGGTGCTGTTTAAACCTGGATATGCTGTCCAGGCTAGGGAATTAACATCTCTCCAATCGATTCTGCAGAATCAAATCGAAAGATTTGGTCAGCACTTCTTTAAAGAAGGTGAAAAAGTTATACCGGGAAATACTGGGTATAATAGAATTTACAACTGTGTTCAATTAGTGAACACATTTCAAGGAGTTCCAGTCTCTGCATATGCTGAACAGTTAGAAGGAACTCAAATTACGGGTTTGACTTCCGGTGTAACGGCATATGTTGATTCGGTTCTTCTTCCTGAAGACTCTGAAAGAGGAAACCTCACTCTCTATATTAACTATTTAAACTCAAGCACAGCAAACAATTCAACTGAAGTGTTTAGTGATGCTGAAGAACTTGCTTGTAGCGAAGTAATTTCCTCAGGTCTTTTAGGAAACAGTACAATTAGTGCTGGAGCTCCTTTTGGTTCTACTATATCAAATGATGCTGGACAGACTGGTTCTTCATTTCAAATTCAAAATGGAGTTTACTTTATAAGAGGAAATTTTGTAAATGTTGACAAAGAAACTTTAATCCTTGATCAATATGGAACAACTCCAAGTTATAGAATTGGTCTTTTTGTAAATGAAGAAATAATTACTGCAGATTTAGACGAAACTCTCAACGATAATTCTCAAGGATTTAATAACTATGCTGCACCCGGTGCAGATAGACTTAAAATTAGCACCTCTCTTATTAAGAAGTCTCTTGACGATTTAGATGATGGATCTTTTGTTGAATTAGGAGTTGTAGTAAACGGAGTTTTACGAACAAAAACTAAAAAAACAGGTCTTGGTAATGGTGTTGGTTATAATGATATTACTGATGTTCTAGCGAGAAGGACATTTGCTGAATCTGGTGATTATTATGTAACTCCTTTTGATATTACTATGAAGGAGTCTCTGAATAATAATAGAGGAAATGGTGGCGTATATAATGCAGGTCAATTTACGTATGGCGGTTCTGCACCTTCTGACGATCTTGCATTGTATAGAGTCTCTGCTGGTAGAGCATTTGTAAGAGGATATGACATTGAAACTTTAGATGCAACTTATCTTGATGTTGATAAACCAAGAACCACTAAGACAATTGAAGATCAGTCTGTAATTTATAATACTGGACCAACTCTAAAACTTGATAATGTTCATAGAACACCTTCTGTTGGTATTGGTAGCACCTACGTTCTGAGTCTCAGAGATCAACGAGTAGGAACAAGTGCAGAAACTGCTCCTGGTAATGAGATTGGTTTAGCAAGAGTTTACGATTTTAGAATTGAATCTGGCGCATACGATATTGCAAATGCTGATTTAAATCAGTGGGGTCTATCTCTATATGATGTTCAATCATTTACTACACTGACATTAAATCAAGCGACCAGTCTCTCTGTCCCCACATTCGTTAAGGGACAAAGAAGTGGTGCAACTGCGTTTATTAGATCAGCAGTTTCTAATAGTAAAACAGTTACCTTGTACGAAACTCAGGGCGAGTTTGTTGATAATGAACCACTTTTCTTTGATGGTACACTAAATGGTAGAATTGCTATTGCTGCCACCTCTCATGGTATCGGTGATGTAAAGTCTGTTTTTGGAACCACAGATGGTACAACTGGAATTCACACATTTAGTGCTGATACCGTTCAGTCAGTTGCTCTTAATGTTGGTGTTGCAAGAATTACTCCAAGAGACCAAGGTGGAATTAGTACAGTAACTAGCACTAATCCTTTGTTTCCAGGAACAGCAATTAAAACAAACAGTTTAATTCAATATAGTGATCTTGCATCAGTTGTAGGTGATGATAATGATCCTATCGCAGGAAGAATTGTAAGCGTCGGTTCCTCTCATGTCGAATTTGTAGGTGTCACCACTGTTACTGGAATTGTTGGCGGCAAATTGCCAACTGCAATTACCAGTGTATCTGATTTTAAAGTATTAACCACACCGCTTGATCCGTCAACTGATAATTCATTATTTACTAAACTTCCAAAAGAAAACATTGATAGTGTAAATCTCACTGATGCTATTCTAACTGTTAGAAAAACATTTAGTGTAAATATTGCAAGTAATAAATTATCCAGCACAATTACTGCTGAAGATAATGAAGTATTTTTACCATTTACTCCTACTAGATATTCTCTTATTAGAGAAGATGGAACCACTGAAGAATTAACTGCGGATAAATTCACTATTACTTCACCTGGAGGAAAAAGTACTCTTCAGATAAATGGTCTTGGATCTAACGATACTGGATCTACTCTGATTGCGACTATTAGAAAGAGAAAACCAAAAGCGAAAGTAAAGGTAAGAAACAGAGTTCAGTCAATTATTGTTGATAAATCCAAAAATGTTGGTTCTGGTATTGGAACCACAACATTGAACGATGGTCTTACATACGGAAACTATCCTTTTGGAACAAGAGTTCAGGATGAAACAAT